CGGGCCGAGGCATCCGACTGGGCAGCCTGGGCCGCAATCAGGTCGCGACTGCTGAGCGGTTCAACCGACGCCGGCACTTTGTCCCAGATCGTGATCCATCCCGTGGTTTCTTCACCGGTTTCCGGATTCTGCCCGGAGCCCAGCGACTGGAACGCGATCCGGTGCCTCAGTTTTCCAGCGTTCATCAGAACCTCTTTCTGTACCAGAGCAGCCTGCCGACGGCCAGTGGCACCTCGGCCAGGCCGGTGGCCACCGCTTCGCGGTTTGCGAACCAATGGCCAACCAGCAGCAAAACCGCCTGCCGAATGTCTTTAGTGAACCCCATCTGCTCAGGAAGCACAGGATCACCCTCCACCAGCACCCGGTCACAGTGCTGCTCGACGTGCGCCAGCGCGGCATCGACATACCCCTGAATCAGAACGTCCTCTTCATCGTGATCAACACGCAGGTGCGCTTTCACCAGGGATAGTTCGATCATTTACTTGTTCTCGTCCGGCTTAGCCTGTTTGGATTCTTTGGCCTTGGTGACTTTCGGTTTACCGTCAGCCCCAAGCTCCTGAACCAGGCCTTTGCCCACCAGGGTGTGCCCGTATTCGTCATCGGCGTCATCGAACACGTCACCGCGTTTGACCCTGCCAGACTCAGCATTCAACAGTGCAGCGTTGCCGACAAAACCCCATACAGCTCTGATTTTCATATTGCCTCCGAAAACAAAAAAGGCCGGCTGAGTGCCGACCTTGGATGAACGTGGATTGAATTAGCTGGCAGCTGGGAGATTGCCCTTGACCAGCGCTTCCTTGCGGCGAACGCCGAGACCCAGCCGCTCTTCGACCAGCATTGCGATCTCGTTCCGGATGAACTGATCGTTGATCAGGCCCATTTTGAACTGGAAGGTCATGCGATCGAAAAGGGTTGTCGAACGGGCGAAGTTGGCCACCAACAGTTCGCCGCCAGCGTCCGCATCGCCCTCTTCCATGCTGTCGGAGGTGATGACAGGACGGCCCCAGAGAATCGGGGTCACCAAGCCTTGCAGGTTGGCGAACAGGTAGCGGTTGTCAGCATCTTTCTGCAGTTCGATGTTCATCCAGTCGAGTTCGGTCATGACGATGCCGTCAGCGGACATCTTCGACTGCTTGCGCACTTGGTAGATCGCGCGGCGAACCATATCGATTGCGGTGTCGCCAGCCTTGCTCAGAGCGACGTTGTAGTTGGTCGCCTGGGTCATCAAGCCATTCAGGTTCTCGCCAGTGCCGTCACCCTTGAGGATCTGGGCCTCTTCTTCAAGCTTGAGGTCGTAGCGGAGCAACTGCTGAATGTAGGCGAACATCTGTGGAACATCGGCCAGCACTTCGTCAGTCGCAGGCATCCACACCGCGATCTTCTTGACGCGATCAGTTTCGGTGGTGAATGTCACGTTGCTGGTTGGCTTCAAGCCACCTTCGGCCACCGGCGCAGCACCGCGAGAGTGCACGTTCTCGCGAAAGTAGGTGTACGCCTGCCCAGACACCGGAATGGTGGTGAGAAGGTCGCGAATGCGCAGTTCCTGCCGGATACCCTGCTGGATAACCGGATCGTAAATAGGCGCTACCAGACCGGTACTGGCCAGCTTCATTTCTTTCATGCCGGCCAGTTCGGACTTGGTGACCTCGATCGCCGCCGAATTCACGCTTTTCTGTTGCAGGCCTTTGTAATCATCGTGGCCGCCAACCATATCGATGAAGGATTTGCCTTCGCCCGGCTGGCCGCGCAGTTTGACGCCCTTCTGCTCGAGATCCTGAACCTGATCGATGACTTTTTGCAGATCGTCCTTCTGCTTCTGGATCTGAGATTTCATCTCGGTGGTAACGGTATTGCCTTTTTGTAACTCTTCGGCAACCGCATCGTATTTTTTCTGCAGACCACCGAAGCCCTCTTTCAATTGGGCTTCGAGGGAGTTTTTTACTTCAATAACATCGGTCATGGCGACACCTTAAAAAATTGGTCGAAAGTGGTGGATAGTGATTTCAGCCCTTCCACGATCGCCGTGGCCTCACTGCCGCCATCACGGCGTAGTGCGGAGTAGCCGAGCGAGGCGACTGCTGCCGCCTCTTTCTGAGAAAGTCCCATGCGTTCACGCAGGGCATTCTCGAATAGTCGAATGTCTGATTTAACTGTGAGCACCTGCGCCTCAGGGTTCATGCCAAATGGCACGAAAGACGCCTCCCACAGCTCGGCCTCTTTGATGATGCGAACCCGGCGGCCCGCTCGCTCCTCAAAGTCAGCCTTGATGGTGTTGAAGCCGATCGACATGCTGTCGAGGATTTCGGATTTCATCAGTTCATAGGCATCGCGCGCGTAGCTGACCGCAAGATTCACCTTGCCCTTGAGCAGCAAGCCGTGATCGTCCTGGGTGTAATCAGCAGCGCCAACCAGGCGGGTCAGGTCGTGATACAAGGCCAGCTTCAGCTTGCCGCCGCGTGTCGTTTTCACCTTGGTGAAAGCACCGGGCAGGATCACGTCGTCGCCCAAGTCAACGTTGTTGAAAACAGCGGCGTAGCCTTCAAAGTTGCCTGCTTCGTCCACTGCCTTGAGTTCAAACGGGACTTCAAGTTTTGACATTTGTCTGCATCTCCCACCGAGTTACCCGGTTGTATTCATCACCTACCAGGGGTGGCAGATTCTCTTTTTCGCGCACTTCGTTGATCGTCATCCAGCCTGACCCGCCGGACCCCCCAAGCGCGCCGCTGTAGTAAGTTGAGCGTCCGGCGCTGTCAGCACGCAGCAATCCCTCGACGGTAAACTCAACAAATCGCGAGACCTTTCGATAAACTTTGTCGTTGAACTCGTCTTCTACGGCGTCGATGTAAGGCTTTAGGCCAAAGGTGATGTAACCGGTGAGCTGCTGCTCAAGGTTCGATCCCATGATTGAGGTTTTGCCAGCCCTGTTGGCCAGCCAGAGAGGCACGCCGTAGATGCCCGCAAGCGCTTCCTCTTGAAACTGCTGTGACTCAATAAACTGGGCATCTTTCTGGCTGATGCCCGCAGGCACTATCGTAGGATTGCCCTGCAGAATGGCCATTTTCCCAATGTCATCCACATCGCCTTTGCGAACATCGGGGAATTTTTCCATGACCTGGGCTTGCTGCTCTTTGGTCAGGAACTGCTCGTAGATCACGTAGCCGCCGGTGAAACCGCCTTTGCGCATGAAGCGGGAAGACCACTGCTGACCGGCTTTGGCCAGCCCCATCGTCTCTGCCTGGTATTCAATCGGCGAAAGCCCAACAATGCCGTCCAAGCTGAAAAGTTTGAAATGCAGCATGTTTTCTGGAGAAACCGGAAACGGTTCACTGTCCTTTGGCGTGACGCAGTAGATAAGGTCGTCATCCGTGTCGATCGTGACCGTGTTGCAGTCCAGCGGCACGAACCCGATAGGGTCTCCATTGCGGTTCCGCTCGATCAAGGCAAATGCGTTTCCCCTTAAAGCCATATTCACCACAACGAACTTGAGAAAATTCAGCTGCGTCATGTAGGGATTAGGTTTGCGCAAAACCTTTAGTGATCGATCTTTGCCGGGAATTAGCTTTCTGCCACCCTCTGAGTCTTCATACAATTTCAAAGGCAGCCCGCTCAGGGACTCGGAGAGGATTTTCACGCATGACCACACCATGCTTATTGAAAGCGCGGTCTTGGTGTTCACTCTAACGCCAGATTTAGTGCGCTTGCCTCCGACCTCCATATCAACTTCGACATAGTCGCCCGTCTTCGGATCGGTGTAGCCAAAGAATCCCCAGGTACGGGGGTTGTACCAACGAAATGCCATGATCAGCCTACAAGTCCGAAGAAACCGTTATTTAGGTAGTCATCCATCCCGCCTTTACTTTCCGGGTTGAGAGACATGAGCGAAATTGCGTTGAATGCGGCCATCAATGGGTCAATTTTTCCGCCACCTGACGCCTGCTTGGTGATCAAAATGGCATTGCCGCGAGGTTCGACACGGGCATTACCGCAACACCAGGCCATCATCGGTTGGCCGCCGTGGATCAAAACGCCCTCGGCCAGCTTGCGTTCCGCCGTTTTAATGGCACCGCCGAGTCTCCAGCCTTGCGAAATACCGATGATTTTCTCTTGCGGAACACCGGCAGACATCAGCGCGTCGATGATTCCGCCAACGCCCGCCGGGTCCACGCCAACCTGATCCAGCAGGCCGCGCTTTTCGACCAGGCCCGCAAGTTCGGCCAGCTCATCAAGGTCATCACCAATGCGCTGCACGAGGATCAGGTCGCCGTCTTGGGCGAAGTCACGGAAGCGAGGCGCTTCCGCTTTCCTTCGATCCAGCACAGAGGGATGAGCCCAGGCACGAGTCCAGAGCAACCACTGCCGAGTGACCTTGTCCCTGCCGACCGCTGCGAAGCCCAGTAAGTCATCAAGGCCGCCGCCATCAATGCCCAAATCGACGACTTCACAGCGATCAAGCAGCTGTTCAAATGTCAGTCCAGGCACCAGCGCCTGAACTTCCCAGAAGTCGGTGCCCGCCCAGCGGTTGGAAAGCAGCGAAAGACCGATCTCGACGTTCAGGTGCTTGGCCAGGAAGCCCCGGAAGGATTCTTCACCATCGACCTGCGCCTGCGCGTAGCCGCGCTCAATGAACGGCTCGTCCACCGAAAGCCCGAGGTTCGGGTTTGTAACGTAGGCGTTGGACGCCTCGCGATGCGCGCCAGCGTCCAGCATGTGTTTGGGAAACTCGTACAGCACCGGCAGAAACGACTTGTCGATAATCGTGCCGTCACGCACCTGGCGGGCGTACAACAACTTCTGGCGGAAAACGCCGGCCGGAGGCGCGTCGGACTGAGTCGTTGCCCAGATAATGAAGCCTTCCGGGCGTGACGCCAGACCGCCCGTGGCCTCACGCAGCATTGCTTCGGCATTCGCTCGCTTGCCGAAGACCCACAATTCGTCGATAAAAACGCCGATCGCCTTCTTGCCGGAGACCGTTTCGCTGTCTGCCGCCACGACCTTCAACGTTGCGCCGGTCTCGAGGTGAGTCACGGTGCGCAAATGGTCCTGCACTTTCAGCAGCGCGGACAGCTCTTCGTCAGCCTTCACCATGTCCCGGATCGGGTTGTAAGAGTTGTCCGCAATTTCCTTGGTCGGAGCCAAGATGATGAACTCACCCGACTGACGCCAGTTCAACACCAGCGCCGTCAGCATGATCCCTGCGGCGATGGTCGATTTACCGTTTTTCTTGCTGATCAGCAGCATGAACTCGCTGATCATCCGCCGGCCGGTGTCAGGGTCGTAGGCCCCGAAGATGGCAGCGACGAAATCGTTTACCCATTGCCGAACGGTTTCGCTCATCAGAGGGCTGCCGGTGGCATCCATCATGCGCAGCGCGCCGAACACGTCCAGCGCCTCTTCGGCCTGCTCAGGAAACAGAGGCTTGAAGGGGATCAGGCTTTGCTTGGCAACGATCCGGGTTTCCCAATCCGGGCAGGCCGTTGACCACTCATTCATTTCACCACCGACAGCGGGCCTTTACGCACACCGAACTTGCCGTTAGCCGCACCGGCGGCTTTTTCTTTGGCCTGTTCTTTCTTACCGCCCTCGCCCCTGCGCTGATGCACGAACGGCATCAGCGCCTTGGCTGCGTCGACACGCAATTTTGCCTCTGTCTGGAAGTCGTTCATGACTGCCAGCAGAAAATCCTTCGGGTCGGCGTGGCGCATAGCCTTTGCCAGATCAAAGCCAGCCTCTTTCATTTCTCCCGGCTCGGCGGCAGCTTCACCTGGCGCTGGATCGGGGGCCGGGCCTTTAACATTTTTGTTAACGGGCTTGGCACCCAGCGCCGCAATTACATTCGGGTGTTTTGCCAGCCTTGATCCAGCCGCCGATGCGCTGTCAGCCGCGTAGCCCGCGGCGATGGCTGCATTTTTGTTGGACGCACCTCCCCTAACAGCGTCGACAAAAGCCCGCTGCTTGGGTGTTAAAGCCATTAACAAAAATCCTGTGAAAGAGAAAAAATCTGCGCGTGAGAGGGTGAGTGGTCTGGGACGCGGAGAAGCCCTATATTTTTACCCCCCCCGGCACGCCAGTGGCGTGCCGCACCACAATGGTGTTTGTAGCACGTCTCTACCCCATTTTGGGTATTTGGTTTGTAGCACGCCAGTGACGTGCGATAGACGCGCTATATTTTGTGGCACGCCACTGCCGCCATCTACCGCAGTCCAGCAGCTTCCTCTGCCTGCTTGACAGATGAGTGGCAAGGGCCACACAGGGACATCCAGTTAGAACGGTCCCAGAACAGCGTCATATCGCCTCTGTGCGGTATCACATGATCGACTGTGTTAGCAGCTGTCACCCTGCCGTTCCTGTCGCAGTAGACACACAGAGGGTTGGCATCGAGGTGAACCAAGCGAGCTTTCTGCCACTTGGAGTCGTAGCCACGCTGGGCGGCTGTGGTCTTTCCTGCTCGCCATGAATCAGGGTTGATTGTCTGCAGCCTGGCCGGCAGCAGTTGCACCCTGTTCTTGAGCGTCGTCAGCTTGACCATCAGCTGCACCCGAGGATCGGCGTACCGTCCATGTAAGTGGTGAGTTCAGCTTCTTGGTCGTCCTGCTCACTGTCTGCAAGCGCTTCAATCAGCGTCACCTGCTGCTCTGCCATCCGGTGTAGCAGATCGGTCTGGCTCTGTAACAGCTCGGTCTGCTTCACCTGCTCGGCCAGGATCTGGCTGAGCAAGGAGTTGCTGTGCTCGTTCATATGCCACCTTGCTCCACTTCTTGATCCAGTCGCGCCGGGCTGCGCAGCCACTACACGCCATGAGGTATGATCCGTTCGCCACCTTCGAGTAACACAGTGCCTTCGATTGGAATTGAATCATCAGGGTCGCCGCACCTACCCATTGCATAACGACGAGACTCGTCACCCAGAGAAGTGCATTCCACTACACGGGTATCGGCTTCAGCAGCAATGACATGCACGGTTTGTGGATGCACTTCAATTGTCGCTTTCCAGATGTCACCGGCTTCAGCGTGCAGCGTGATGCGGGTTACGCCGGCGAGCTCCCTGCCATCAGAGAGAATTACCTTTGTGCCCTGGGTAAGGTGTGCGCTGCTGGCGCTCGGCTGAGGGCCAGGCATGATCGTGGCTACTGTCAACTTCTTGGTGTCATGCATAGTCATCACCTATTTGCTCTGACTGCGCTGGATCTGTGCGTCAACCTGGTCAGCGCACGTATCCAGCAGTTTGATGGCCTGATCTTTCAGCTCCCACACATCACCGTTCAGCCGCAGATCGGCCTCATCAGCGTTGATGCGTTCGCAGGGGATCAGCTCAGGGGGCTCGATTCGCACCGCTGACGTCTTTGTTACCAGCACCGGCTTTGCCGCGCAGGCCGTCAGGCAAAGGCTGAGCAGCCCAGTCACGAACAGGCTTGCTATCTGTCTTGAGCTTTTCAAAGTCTTTCCTCGCCTTTTTGGCTTTGTCTTCGCTGGCCTTGATCCGCTGGTTCAAGTCTTTCTGATACGCAGCGTTGCGCTGGGCCTCGGCCCGCAGCGTGGTGATGGTGGCCTGGCTCTCGTTGTTTGCAGCGATGGCGTCGTTCTTGCTCTTGGTCTCCAGTTGCATGGCACCACTGAGGGCAACGACGCGGTACTGCTGGATACCAACGAGCAAGAGGGCAACAAGGCCGATGATGATTGCAGCGGCGATAGCCTTCATGTGATGTCTACCTTGCGGCCGATGAACCGTGTCACCAGTTCGCGTATGGCTGTTACGCCGAGAAAGCCGATGGTTCCACCGGCAGCAACTGACAGGCTGGGCGGCCAGGCCATCCACTCGATCAAGCTCGACGCAACCAGGCTCAACGCACCACAGATCAGCGCTTCAAAGCAGATCCGGCGTTTGCTGGTTTCTTTCGCGTCGTAGAGGATTCGCAGTAGTGAGACGATGACGGCCATGATCGCGCCCTGCCAAAGTGGGTTAGATAGGGCCATCCAGACCTGCGCCCATAAGTCGGGGTTCTTTTCGGGCATGGTGCGCGTCCGGTCTCAACCCTTTCGGGATCTATAAACGAAAAAGGCCCGCCGATATGGCGAGCCTTTAGAATTGGGTGTGGTGCCGCGCTGGAACAGCTAAACACCGTGCCATGAAAACAGGTGTTTATCAGGCCTGAAAGAACTTTTTACGCTGCTGCGGAAATATCTCCCAGGGCACCGTCAATCCATGCGACTCCCTGACGTATTACCTCGCGCGCAGATCGCTCCGACATCTTGTGAGTCTCGGCGATCCGGACCATCGTCCACTTGGAGCCGAAGTACCACCAGATGAAGTCACCCATCTGCTGGTTGCGCACGATCAGCCTGGCAATAGTGGCATCGACCAGCATCGCCGTATCGTCAGTGATCACATAAGTCGTGGCGCTCGGCTCTGGGCAGCACTGGTTCATCATCGCGGCCAGCGGGGAGACGTAGCGCGGCACGCCCATGCCAGACATCCGCCAAGAGCCCCAGTTTTCAAGCAGGTATTCGGTATCGCCCAACGGCTTGTCGACATATGTACGTTTTTTCACGGTCAATCCCCTGTGTAATTCGATCCACCGGCACCGCGGCGGTTGTTCTGTTGGTAAATGGCGGCAGGTCCACTCATCTGGGCCGGACGCTTCAATTCTTCGATCTGCCGGTCAGCGGCCTGTAGACGCATGCTCAGCTGCGTCACCAGCACGTCCAGCGGCAACGCTTCGCCTGTCTCGGCGGCAACCCAGCCCGAGGCGTTGCACTGCGCACATGCCATTTCGTGGAAAACACCCTTGATCACTGCGCGGCCCCGGCAGGCCGGGCACAGGGCCAGGTCCAGTCGGGCGGCACGGAACGCTGGGCCGTGACTCTTCTTCATTTGGCCGGGACCTCTTCGACTTGGGCGAAGACGACCCGAGTGCCTGGGCCCGGAACAGGATCGCCGTGCAGATCCATGAAGCCCACTACTCCATTTGCCCAGCACCGTTGCCCATCAACCTCATAGATTTGATGGCCCGCAGAAGTCCGCGCTTCATGGACAAGGAGTACTTCGCGGCCAGCAAACTGCACCTTTGTGGTCGAAGCAGTCATTTTTAAACCTCGCCTATGGTTGATTCTTGAATAGGGTCACAGCCCTTATGCTCCGTGGTTTGTAGCCCGTTACCGAAATCTCCCGATCTAAAGCCGGTCAATGTCTGAATCAGGTTCATGCCCTTTGAATCTAGATGCGCATGCCACTTCTCAAGGGCATCACGCTTGCGGCTCATCACGTCCGACTGGATGTACACCTTCACGTTGTGGCCCATCGCGTGGTTGATCAGCAGTTCACCGATCAGGTGGTCAATGCCGATATCTGCCCAGCCAGTGCGCGCGACCTTGCGCAGGTCGTGACTGGTCCACTCGCCCTGCCCCAGCCGGGTAAACACGGCGCTGGCCTGGCCTTCACTGAGCGCCTTGCCGCTGCGTGACGGAAAGAGAAACTGGCCGCTGTAGCCGGTTGCCCATTGGATGTCTCGGTAGCTGATCAGCAGGCTGCGCACCTGGTCTGTCAGCGGCAGGTGATGCTCGACACCGGTCTTCGTGTTCTCGGCAGGTATGAACCATTCACGCTCTGCCAGACTGATATGCGACCAGCGCGCTTGCCGCGTCTCGCCGATGCGGGTGCCGTGGCAAAGCATCATGAGCGCCAGCAGGCCATCGGCCGGTTCGTCCTCGAGCACGGTCAGCAGGCGCGCGATCAGGTCCTGCAACTGGGTGCCGCGCAGCCGGGAAGGCTTGATACCCACCTTGGCTTTCGAGAAGTCGCTGAACTTGATGTCCTTCATCGGGTTGGCCGCGATCAACCGGAGTTTGAAGGCCTGCCGGAACGCCAAGGCCAGTAGCTGGAACGCCGAGCGCACGTAGTCGATGCCGATGGTTTCCTGCGCTGGCCACATGAATTGGTCGTCTAGGCTGGCCTTGTCGATACCGGTCAGCGGCAGGTCGCCCAGACGGGGCTTGAGGTGGCATTTGATCAGCGACGCGCCGGTCTTCTTGCGCTTCTCGGACAGGCTGCGGTCACGTGCCATGCGGTCTGCGTACCAGTCCAGCAGCTCACCCGTCGTGACCCACTTCGACAGGTTCGAACCGGCACCGGCATCGAGGCGCAAGCGGATGGCAGGCAGTCCCGCAACGACCTGCTTGGCCGAAAGATCGGGAAAGCTGCCGACGAGGTTCCATTTGCCCTTGCTGACCAAGTACCACGACGCCCGCGCACGGTCCCGGGTGAAGCGCAGGTACAGGCCACGATTCTCCACGTCGCGCAGGTCACGCTCGGTGCCGGCGGCCTGGCGCTTGATTTCAGCATCGGTGATGCGCACGGCGGCGGTCATGCTGGCTGCGCCTCCTTGGCCTTCTGCTGCTCTGGGATGAGGTCGTCGCGCAACGGCATCAGGTGTCGCGGCTCGTGAATGCCGAAGCCAAGGTCCACAACCTCGCCCTCAACCACCGCAACCAATCCGTCACCCACCAGCGTCCAGGACGGGACATCGTCATGGCGATAAACCTCGCCGTTCGGGGCCACGTAAACGTCACCGCTTGTAACGAATTCGCGCAGCTCACACTGCTTGCCGATGTTTTGGGTCAGCGAGTTGGCACCAACGATGATCGCCAGATCGCCCGACTTGAATTGATTGCTCATGCGGCCACCACAGTCTTGGGAAGTCGGAGGTATGCGCGGATTTGCTCCATCGCGTCGAAGTGACCACGGCAGATGATCGCTAGATAGCCTTGCTCGCCGAGTTGGCGTATCCACTCGTACTGGCTGCCCGATACAGCGGCGTCGTGCGGCGGCGTGGCCTTGAATTCGATGTACAGGCCGAAGTACCCGCCGCGTGCCATCGGCAGCACCAGATCGGGAACACCGGCGCGCACACCCTGCTCTTTCAGCTTGATCGCAACCAGCTTGTGACGGTGGCCACCGTTGGGAACGTGATAGATCAGCGCCGCGACCAAGGGCATACGCAGCTTGAGCTCGCGCAGCAGCGCGGCCTGCTCCAGGCCTTCACGGTCGACGGACTTGGCGCGTGTGCGCTTCGGTTTGAACAACGTCATTTCGGCGGGCTTCATGGCTTCACCATCCCTTCACGAATCAGCGCGTCCTGGGTGCGCATGACTCCCTCGGCGTGGAACAGGCGGACCTCTTCACGGCTCAGCACCGCCGGAGCGCGCAGGCGGCCATCGGCGATGTCGTGGCAGTAAGCACACGCCCAGGCGGCCTGCAGGTCGTTTGGCTTGATGCCCATTCCGCAAGTACCAGCCAATCGGTAATGGGCGAGCACGGTGGTCGAGGATTCGCTCGAGCATCCCGGGTAACGGATCTGGCATTCACGGTCACGCGCTGCGTTGGTGAGTTTGCTCATCGTGGACCTCCACCGCGTTTGGCGCGCAGTTCTGCCAACGCGAAGTTGCCAACTTCCGGCGCACTTTTCGATGAATCCTCCGAAATTTCTGCTAGAGGGATGGGGCCCAGGTCTTCGCCACGCCATACGCGGCAAGCCTGAACCTGATAGCGCTTTCCAAAGCTGGCCAGCCCCAGTTCACGGCTGAGTAACGGAAGACTGTGAAAACCGGCGGCGGCAGTCGCGTGGTACACGGCTGGGTGAAACCATTTCTCTCGGCCGCGCATAGCTGGGTGGCAGTTGCGCATGGCCTGCTCGTAAGCTGTTTCCACGGGCGGCAGGCCAACCATTTCAGGCGTCGGCATGCACATGCCAATGAACTTGCCAGGACTCGGGATAAAATCAGTTTCTTCGGCGCGGCAGCGGGCCAGACCCATATCGATCTGCTCTTGCGTACAGACTCCGCCCTCGAAAAGAGCGCGGACCCAAACTGCCTTGGCAGCCTGGTAGGCTGCTTTGTCGGGCCAGGCCTGCCGCCAAGCTGTGCGAATGGTGCGCAGCTCCCGAAAAAGTTCGTTGATGATCTGGCCGACCGCCTCAGATTGGGCCTGGTGGGCCGACTCGATGTCGGAATCAGTCGAAACCCGAGCTCTAACAACGGATACCGCCGATTGGGCAATGCTCGATACAGCCCTCATTTCGGCACCTGCCGCATCCAGTCGGTGCTGTCGTCTTCGATTTCGTCATGGTCAGCCCCGGTCGTCATGGCCGAAGCGCGTTCCTTCACGAACCAGACCACAAGGCGGTGGCACCAACCAGCCGCAGTGTCCACCGTGTTGGGCTTGGCAACGAACCACCCCATGAACCCCTTGATCACCGCATCAGGGATATCGGTCGGCTTCACGCCAGCGATCTGGGCTTGGGCGATCAGGTAGCGGCTGTCCGGGGCCCAGTCGGCGAACATTGCGAAGCGCTGACGATCATCGGTCGATTCCAGGGCCTGCTTGTCCTGATCAGCGATCAAGTCCGAAATCTCGCGCTGCTGCTGCTGTTCGGTTAATTGATGGTTCAGTAACGTATCGGGTGCAGCTGCTGCACCCCGTTCTGTTCCAGGCTGCACCCCGTTCTGTTCTGAGTTGCACCCCGTTGCACCATCTGCACCCCGATCAGTGCGGGGTGCAATATCTGCACCCCGTAATAGTTGAAGGTCGTACACCACTGGGCGGCGGTCGTGGCGGGTAATGTGTACTGCGGCGATTGCCTGATTACCTCGCTTGATCCAGCCCTGGGACTCTAGGTCGTCAAGCTTGTAACGAACGGTTCGCTCGGAAAGCCCGGTCTCTCTTGCCAAGGTCGAGGCAGCTGGGAACGCACCAGTGCCGCTTGTTCCCGCATAGTTGGCGAGGCAAAGCAGCACGTGCCGGGCGCTTGAGTCCTTGAGGGATTGAATGGGCAGCGACATCGCCCAAGTCATTGCTTGAACGCTCACAGTGCTACTCCAGTTGTTTTGCCTGTATTGCCTTGCTCAGGTCTGATGTGCATAATCTGTCTCGCAATGTTGTGAAGAAGCCGGTCTAGCCACCGGCTTTTTTTTGCCTGAAATTTGGTACTGGATGAATCAACAGCCCATCTGCTGTACTACCTGCCCTTCCCGCCTGAGCGGATAATTCGTATCAAGCGGCGATATCAGCCCAAGGGAATTTCGGGCAGAGATCCATGCGAGTGACTTGGCCCGTGGTAAGGGCCTCAATCTGAAGCGCTCTCGCAGGGGGTACTGGTCTGTCGCCCGAGCACCACTGACTCACAGTGGGCGTGCGAACAGCTAAGCGCCTTGCCAGCTCAGCTTGACTGCCAAGCAAACGAGCAGCAGTTCTCACTGCTTCCTGTGGTTTCATGTCCGTGCTCCGAATGAATTACGCCGTCAATATAAGGCATTAGCTAATCACAAAACAAGCCATTGCCTACTCAACCATTCAAAAGGCTTAATTAGGCAATGCTTAAAGGTCAAGAGTTGGGCGCGGCTATCGAGAAAGCTCGGGTCGCCAAAGGAATATCAAAGAAGAAGCTCGCCGAGGATTTCGGCGTAGCTCCCCCGTCCGTGCAAGGCTGGGTAAAGTACGGGCGCATCGATAAGTCGAAGCTGATGGAGCTCATCCAGTATTTCTTCCCTGAGACCCCATTGTCGCATTGGGGGCTCGAAGGTTGGTCCGCCGATCCCGACATGTACCGTAACAACCAAAACACGGAGAGCTACGAAGCAGTTGAAGACCAATCCTATGACGTTGAAACCGTCAAGGTGGAGGGACTTCCTGCTGCGCTTGAGCAGAAAATCAGCAGCTTCCGCTCAGTAGTAAATGTGCCACGCTATGACGTGGCGGGATCAATGGGGCCTGGCTCGGAGCCACCAGATATGCCGATGGTCGTCGAGCACATGAGCCTGGATGCGAATTGGGTTCGCCATAATCTGGCGTATACAGCCCTGGAAAATCTCAACCTAATATCTGGTAGAGGCGACAGCATGGCCCCTACCATACGTAGCGGAGACGCCGTGCTTGTAGATAGCGGCGTAACCACCGTCGAGTCCGACGCAATCTATTTTTTCATAATGCGCGGACAGCTACACATCAAGCGCATACAGCGAGGTCTTGATGGCCTCAGAATTATTTCGGATAACGCCCAATACCCCGCTATTGACGTTCCTGAAGCCCGCGAGTCAGATATTCGCGTACTGGCTCAGATTATTTACTGGTGGACCGGGAGAAGCTTCTGACCATCAAGGAAGACTAAATGAAAAAAACCATCGTGATCGCTGGGGCGACAGTCTTGTTGATCTGCTCAGCGGCATACGGCTGGATTGAGTATCAGAGGCACAATGAACTTGAGGTGGTTTCGGCTCACGTACGAGAGGTCTCCGCACTTGTAGGCCGACAGCTCGCAATGGACCGATCCGAAACGGTGACGTACGGGGAGTACATTAAGCGGTCTGATTCGTCGCTTGAAATCCTTGATACGTCGATGCTTGTTTTCGGATCTCAAAAGCTATCACGAGTGCAGCCTGCGGCTGAGGCAGCGGTTGAATTTTCTACTGATGCGCAGGAGCTTATTAGGGCTGCGTCATCTCAGGCGAAGTCTAGGCTACAAGCCAACGTGTCCGAGGGCTTGGCAGATGGCGCGCAAAAGGAATTTGAATCGTCCAAGAACAGGTATGTCATATCGTCTGCGCTGGAGAGGGCGTCAAAAGCTCGAAAAGAGCAGATCGCAGCGCTTGATGAGGCTATAAAGGGCGAGAAGGCCGTAAAGCTTCAGTTGTCACGACTTTATTCCTCCGACTACAAAGTCAAAAGTGAGCTTGGGCAGAAAGAAGGCTTGAGTCCAGATACCTTGAAAGCCCTGTCGGCGGTTAGCAAGCGATAGCCACACAAGCTTCAGAAAAACTCGATAGACGACCCGCCCCGGAGGCGGGTTTTTCATGCCTAACAGAAAATAATTAGGCATTAGCTATTTACATAAATAAGGCAATGACTTATGTTTGATTCATCGCAGCGATCAACCGCAGCGACACAAGACTGGTGAAGCCGCCAGATAGCACGGGATCAGCGAAGTGATCTCCCAGCCCCGGATAACGGGACCGACTGGACGAAGCTCTTTACAGAGAACGGAATCACCTGTTGGACAGCATCACTGAAGCACCTGGCTTGCCGGGTGCTTTGGGATGACAACCACCGAGTAAAACGTAATGGACACCACCATCGTATGTGGGGCATGGAGAGGCCACCTCGGCCGTGGTCTTGCGCCGCGAGAGTTGCAGTATTTGTTGTCAGCCGCCCAGGGCTGCACAGCCAAGGAAATCGCCCGCACGTTCGGCATCGCGCCGGGCACGGTCGTTAAGCGGCTGTCGGTCGCGATGTTCAAGCTCGGCGTGAATCGCCAGACAGCGATGATCGCCGAGGCCATGCGCCGCCAGATCATTTCGCCGCTCTGCCTGTTGTTCATGTCGGTGATCGTTCTGCACGCCGTGCTGGACGACGAATTGATGAGGCGAGACCGGAAAGTCCCTGAGTCACGCAGGGGCGGATACGAACAGAAGATCAGTCGCAAGGGCTCGGAAAAGCTCCGGCCAGTCGCGGCGATCTGCTGAGCAAAGATTTCACTGGGTGGCCTTGGCAGCAGGGCCAGACGGGAAATCAACCGAGGGCAACAGCATGTTCAAACTCTTCGCAGGGATCTTCCGCCGTAAGGTCCCAGCAATACCAGCCCAACCGCCGTGCGACGCAGCGGCAAGAACGCCACCCACCAAAACAGCGAGAACAGCGCCCAGTACGTCACCGGCCCCCATCCGGCGCGGAACTTCGTCCAGGCCGGCAACAACTGCCGAGCGCCGCACTACTGACGACGCAATCAGCTCACCTCTACATCCGCTGAACCCGCTCAACTCTACGATTTACAGCCACACCGATACGCCGTCGCGATCTCACTGCAGCGACCACAGCAGCAGCGACAGTTACAGCAGTTCAAGCGACAGCTCGAGTTGTTCATCGAGCGACAGCAGTTCATCCAGCTCCAGCAGCGACTGAACAACCAGCGCCAGCGTCAGCCTGACGAAAACTGCCCGAACGCCTGGAACGCTTGAACGCTGACCAGGCCGCATCGGAGATTGATCGGAGCGTGCCCAAGCGGGCTGCAGCGCTAGGATCGCAAAGCCCCGTAAAAGTCCTGAGCCGGATCTGCCGGCCAATACCAGAAACGCGGCGGGAATCAAGCAGGGGTAGCGCCCTGGTGTTCCGATCAATCTCCGATGCGGATGAGTTCAAACCGTTAAGTCGGACCCCTGCATCACCCTCCCCCAATCAAACGACCGCATCGGCAGGTGCCAGGCCAGTCTCACGGCTGGGTTTGGTCACCAGTGCCTGGTATCTGACCAATGCGGTCAAGGAGCCTCATATGCACCACTCAATCAGCCAGCGTCGTGCAATCCTCGAAGGCCTGCGCCAGCGCTGCACCCTTTCCACTGCCGAGTTTTACGACAAGGTCGGCCGGCGCAACCCGGCGGCCCTGCCGCGCTTCACCGTGATTCCGAACGGCAACAACGAGTTCGGCATCGTTGAGCGCTCCACCGGCCTTGTGCGTGCGGTTCATAAAGGCCACGGCGTAGCGTGCAAAGCCGCCTCGCACCTTGAAACCACGCCAGTGCGCCAGCCGTCTTTCGCGTCGTACATGCTGCGCTGGACCGCCGCCATCGCCACCGGCCTGGCGCTGTTCGCGCTGTACGGTGTCAGCTGATGATCAGTCCAGAGCTGAGCACGATTCAGCGCAACAAAGAGCGGTCCGCCATCCTCGAGGCTGAGGTAGCTGAATTCCTCAAGCGCGGCGGCGTGATCGGAACGCTCAAGGGCTTCCCGCTCAGGCCGGAGCCGAAGCGCTACGGCCGTATGACCGCACCGACGGCGCGATCGCCTGAGCCGCACCGCCGGACCAAGGAAGCAGTACGCGCAGCTGCGCCACCGCCATCAACCCAAACCCTGCCACGGGGCCACGTCAGCGACGAGGTGGTCGCACAGATCCGCCACATGGCGCAGACAACCACCATCACCGACGTAGGGCGCAATACCGGAGTCAGCCACCACATGCTCCGCAAGATCGCTGCCGAGCACAGGTTTGAGTACAAGCCTTTCGATCCAAGCCCAGGCCTTGCGTGCGTGAAGGCAGCGCGTATAGACCCGGTCGCGGATGCATTGAACGTGCTGCGCATCAAGGAAGCGAGGGACCGCGGCCTTTCGCGCAAAGCCGCAAAAGACCTGATCGGGATCAGCAGCACGCTGATGGAGCGCCTGCTCAAAGACTTTGCCATTGATTACCCGCTGCACAGGATTCGCCGCAAGTGAGGCGCATGCAGTCACGCCCCAACCATCGCCGCCGCCCTCTTCAACTAAACATCCCACCCAGTGGAATAACGCCCACGGAGCCAAAGCTATGTCGAAAGCGACAGATACCACCGAATTCCTCAACGAACTGAATGGCGGGGCTTTCGCCAGCCAGATCGGCCACGCCCTTTCCGAAGTTGCCGCCGGCGTGGTTGACCACGGGAAGGCCGGAAAACTGGTCATCACCCTGGACTTCACCCAGATCGGCGAGTCGAGCCAAGTGAAGATCAAGCACAAGCTCGACTACAAGGTGCCGACCAAGCGCGGCAACCGCAGCGAGAACACCAGCCTTGATACGCCGATGCACGTCGGCTCCGGCGGCAACATCACGCTGTTCGCCGAAAAGCATGACCAGCTGTTCACGCGTGACCAGGCACCCATCGTTCCCCGCTCCTAATCGCTCCCCACCACGAGAACTGAAATATGTCCCTCACGAAAGAAGCAATTCAACTGATCATCGACAACGCACTCGTCGCAGATGGCAGATCACTGCATACAGCTATGCCTACGATTGTCCTGCCGGAAGGCGTGAAGGTCGTCAACATGGAGCAGTACAGCGTCGGTCGCAGCCGCTTCCGTGGCACGTTCTCCACCAACTCCCTGGCGGACTTCGCCAAATACGTTTCAGACCGCGCAGTCGCCGACGCAAAAGGCTTCATCAATCAGGACGAAATGACCTGTTCGGTGCTATTCAACCTGGGCAACGAGGAAGTGCCAGGCCACGCTGATGACCGCGCCGTGCTGAAGCTCAAGCCCACCGCTGCCTATCAGGCCGTGCAGGCTATCAGTGGCCGGGGCATGTCGCAGAAGGATATGAGCGACTGGATTGAGGACTGGCACAGTACGCTGTCGGCAGTCGGTGATGACCTGCAGAACATCCCGTTGGCCAAAGCCATCGCCGCCGTGCGCACGATCACGGTCAAGGCATCGTCGGAAAGCGATCACACCGTCAGCGAGACCCGCGCCAGCCGCAGCGCAATGGATGCAATCGAGGCGACCAGCAAGGAAACCCTGCCCACGTCGCTGATCTTCTCGGCAGTGCCGTTTGAAGGCCTGCAACAGCGCGAAATCATCCTGCGTATCTCGGTCATCACCAGCGGCGCACAACCGGTGCTGAAACTGCGCTGGGTGGGCGAGGACGTGCAGCGCGAAGAGATTGCGCAAGAGTTCAAGTCAGTGCTTGAAGCGAAGGTGGGCGATGCCGCTCAGCTCGCGCTTGGCAGCTTCGCCGCCTGACTTCAAAGCGTTACGCGCCGGTACTCCCGGCGCTTTTTTATTGACACGTCCACACTTTTTATCTGAACCACTTCAACGACTCACGCCACCCCGGCGAGGATGAACTATGTCCGCTCACCAGAAGAAACACCCCTTCGATTTTAAAACCCAGTACGGCCTTGGCTTCAATCCGCAAGACGATGAGATCGTTGTGGACTTCTTCTGCGGTGGCGGCGGCGCCGGTACCGGGCTGGAAATGGGACTGGGGCGCACCGTCAGCGTGGCCAAGAATCACAGCCCGGCAGCGATCAGCATGCACACTGTGAATCACCCGGGTGCGAAGCACTTCACGACCGATGTTTTCGACGGTGATCCGGATACCGAATGCGGCGGCAAGGCCGTGGGCTGGTTCCACATGAGCCCGGATTGCACCCACCACAGCCAGGCCGCTGGCGGTCAGCCGCGCAAGCGCGAGATCCGCAACCTGTCTTGGATCGGCTTGAAGTGGGCAGGCAAGAAGAAACCCCGCGTCATCAGCCTGGAGAACGTAAAGCAGATCCTGCAATGGGGGCCGCTGGTGGCCAAGCGTTGCAAGTCGACCGGGCGGGTCGTGAAGCTGGGCGGCGGCATTGCCGCACCTGGTGAGGTTGTGCCGGTCGATCAGCAGTTTCTGGTGCCAGACCCTGCGCGGCGCGGCCATACGTGGGCGGTGTTCGTGGCCGAGTTGGAGCGACTGGGCTATGTGGTCGAGTGGCGCGTGATCCGAGCGTGCGATTTCGGTGCGCCCACCAGCCGGGAACGCCTGTTCATGATTGCCCGCTGCGACGGACAGCCGATCGTGTGGCCAGAGCCGACCCACGCCAAGCGCCCCGCCAAAGGCCAGAAGCCTTGGAGGACAGCCGCCGAGTGCATCGACTTCACCGACCTGGGCAAAAGCATATTCGGACGCAAGAAAGACCTGGCGCCGGCCACCCTGCGCCGGGTCGCCAAGGGCATGAAGAAGTTCGTCATCGACAACCCGGCCCCTTTCATCGTCCCGATCGCGAACTGGTCGGGCGAGACGGTGCAATCGGCCAACGAGCCGCTGCGCACGGTGACTTCATATCCAAAGGGCGGCGCTTTCTCGGTCATCAGCCCAGTCATTGCGCCAGCGACCCACCAAGGCAGCGATCGCATCAACGATCCACTTGAGCCGCTGCCAACGGTGACGTGCGCCAACCGCGGCGAACTGACGCTGATCAGCCCTACCCTTGTCCAGTCTGGCTACGGCGAGCGCGAAGGCCAGCAGCCGCGCGTGCCGGGGATCGATCAGCCATTAGGTACAGTCGTTGCCGGAGGCGTTAAGCATGCCTTGGCAAGTTCGGTTCTGGTGGGTGCTGGCGGGCCAGTTTATGCAGGCAAGCCAGTAGCAGCAGATCAGCCGGTGGGCACGTTGATGACTCAGAACCACCGAGCGGTGGCCACGGCATTCATGGCTCAGATGAACGGTGGCTTCAACACCACCCACGCCAAAGGCGCTGACGAGCCTATGACGACAATCACCAATACTGACAGCCAGCAACAGCTGGTGACCGCGACGCTGATTACCAACACCACCGGCCACGGACCGACGGATCTGGGCGATCCAGTGCCCACAATGACGACGGGGCAGCATCACGCACTGGTAGCAGCAAACCTGGTGCACCTGCGCGGTAACTGTGATGCGCGGGACGTGAATGACCCGCTGCATACGATCAGCGCTGGCGGCCAGCACCACGGAATGGTGACTGCATTCATGGCGCGGCAGTTCGGTGCCAGCATCGGCCAGCCCTTGGACGAGCCTGCCCCAACGGTCACAGCAGGCGGCGGCGGCAAAAGCTCAGTCGTATCGCTCAGGCTCTCCCCGGAGCATGAGGAAGGTGCACTGCGCGTTGCCGCGTTCCTGATCAGTTACTACGGGACCGAAAACGTAAGCGGCGCGGGTGAGCCGGCACCAACGATCACGACCAAAGATCGCCTGGCGCTGGTCACCGTCATGGTCAAGGGCACGCCCTACGTGATCGTCGACATCTGCCTGCGGATGCTCAAGCCGTCCGAACTGTACAAGGCCCAGGGATTTCCCGCCGACTACGTCATCACCCACGGTGCCGACGGCAAGCCCTTCAACAAAACCCAACAGGTTCACATGTGTGGCAACAGCGTGAGCCCGCCGCCGATGGCTGCACTTGCTCGAGCAAATGACCCGTGGCGCACATCAACTCAACACCAGGTGGCAGCATGATCAATCTCTTCTGGCGACTGCTCGCCAAGCTACTCGCGCGCCCGGCAATCGCTGCCTGGCTCATCACCCGCGCCCAGCTCACCCCATACCTGCACATCCAGTCAGCTGATGGCCAAGAGGTGTACATGGGCCGGTGGTGGCTGTTCAACCCGTATGACAGGGAAACGCACCTCGGGCGCATCCGCTGGTGCCCTTGGTCGATCCGCGTGCACCACATCATGCGGCCCGACGCCGACCGTGACCTGCACGACCATCCGTGGGATGCGCGAACGGTGATCCTGCGCGGCTTCTACAAAGAACAGCGCCGCCACTTCTGGTTGGCAGGCGGGCATAGCGACCTTGAGTACTGGCGGCGAGCGGGTTCGACGGCACAGCTTAGGCTCGGCAAATACCACCGCATCGACGAAGTGTCGCCCGGCGGCGTGTACACGCTCTTCATCACCAGCCGCTGGAAAGGCGACTGGGGCTTTCTGGTCAACGGCGTGAAGGTCGCTTGGCGTGAATACACAGGGGAAAGATCATGAGTAATGAATTCAAGATGGTGCCGGTCGATGCGACCCGCGCAATGATCGACGCTGCCAAGCGCGTAGAGGAAGACGGCTACGACGCGATGCTCAAGGCCATGATTGCCGTAGCCCCTCAACCGCCAGCGC